AACTGTGTATCGGGCACGCCAACCAGCGCGCAAAGGGTCAGGCTTTAGTGCCACTCCGCAAGTTGCGTCTTGACTGGTCGGAGGAAGACCGATTTTGGGATCGTGTTGATCTTAGGGACTTTGGCGGCTGCTGGAACTGGACATCTTGCAAGAGGGGCACATTCCCACTGAACAAGATACCGACCGATTCCAGGTCAAGAACCGTCATGGCCTATAGGTATTCCTACAGTTTGTTCCACCCTGACGAGAACCTTGATGGTGTGACGATTCATCACACTTGCGCTAACCGCTTGTGTGTTAATCCTGACCATCTACAGGCCCTTTCGAGCATCAACAATGTTGCTGAGATGGTTGAGCGAACGGGATATATCCGGCGTATTGCGCGGCTTGAGGAACGAGTTGCCGAGCTAGAAGAACAGTTGAGGAAATATGAAGATCAAAAACAAAGCTAACGGTGTCGAGGCTGAAGTTCCCGACACGCTGGCCGAACTACTTGTGAAGACTGGCAGTTGGGAGCCCGCTGAGGCTGCCGAACCGGTTAAGCCGGCGCGTAAGCGTGCCGCCAGGAAGCCCGCCGCTGTTGTTGAGGAACCTGTTAGCGACGAGGAGTGACGCATGGCTTACGCATCCGTTGATGATGTTGCGGTGCGTTGGTCACGCGACTTGTCCTGCGAGGAACGGGAACTTGTTTCTGTTCGCTTGGAGGACGTTGAGCGTCTGATTCGTCGCAGGGTGCCCAATCTTGATGATCGTCTCGCTGACGGTTTGATTGATGTCGAAGATTTGATTCAGGTTGAGGCTGATGCGGTGCTGCGGCTCGCCCGCAATCCCGAGGGCTATGTCAGTGAAACGGACGGTAATTACACCTACCAGTTGTCGAAAGACCTTGCTACGGGGAAGTTGATGTTGACTTCTGATGAGTGGGCGATGCTGGGTGTTTACCGGAACCGTTTGACGACTTTGGTGCCTTCGGTGTTGTTGGGTAACGGGATCACTGTGTTGGGCGAGTCGGAGGTTTAAAAAGGTATGACAACAGTTTTCACGGTGATCGGTGTTAAGAAACTGATCTACCAAACACTTCAGGATGATTACGGTGTCCTGCCGAATGGTGGCGGGTCACTAGGCGGCGGGGTGGTCACTGGGGGTCTGACCCAGGCCCAGGTCCAGACGTTGATTGATACTGCGATTGCGGGTGTCCCGCAGTCTGCTGGTGTGACGTTGCAGCAGGTTGAGGCTTCGATTGCTGCGGCTGTCTCTAATCTACCTGCTCCCGGTTTGGGTGAACCGGCTGTGCTGGAACTGCTGGAAGAAAAACTCACTGAGTTCGGCCCTATGATCCAGCAGGCGATCCAGTCTCAGTTCAAGGCGATGCCGAAGAGCATCAGGTTGAACACTGATGACGGCAAGGTCAGCATTGAGGGTTTGGATATTTCCGGCCCGAATAAGCCTGTGTCTTTGGACATGGAGTTGCCTGACGGTTCGTTGTCGGTGAACGGCAAGCGGGTGTTGACGGTCGATGATGCGATTGACCCGTCCGGTGTTGATACGGCTGCTGTTGAGGCGGCGTTGGCTCCTTTGTTGGCGCGTATCGACACGCTGGAAGCCGAGTTGGCGAAGAAGATCACTGAAACCGATATCGCTTCTCTGCGTGAGCAGGCTGCGTTCGCGGTTGATGAGACTGTGCGGCTTGAGGCTCAGGACGCGGAGATTGTCGCCTTCGTGATCGACAAGTACGTCGATAAGGCCTTCTTCGAGCGGTGGGAGAACTCCATTGTCGACCTGTTCAGCGGTGTGTACACCAACCACAACGAATTGCAGAAGTTGGTGCGGGACGTTATGGATGCCATGAACGGGCCGACTGCGACGGTGCAGTCCATCACTGAGATGTTCTGGCTGCTCAACGATCTGCTGACGGCGTTGGTCGAAGCCACCGGCATCGACTTCCCAGGAGGTAAGTAAGTGACAACGCATTTCGGTGACCGGACCCGCACAGGTGCCGCGCAGACCTTCAACCGGACACTCCCCCCCGGGGGGGATTGTGACCACACAGCTATCACGGCTGCGATTCGCTCAATGCAAACAGATGTGGATGTGTTGAAGGCTGACAAGGTTGCTCCGGTTGCTCTGTCAGAGATTGATCGCCGCCTGGCAGCCCTGGAAGCTGCTGGCGGCGGTTTGGCGCTACCCGACCCGGCGTTGGTGCGTGTCTCCAACACCGCTGTCGGCCAGGGCGAGTACGTTGTCACGCCGCTGAACACGATGACGAACCGATACATGCACACCCCTGGTGAGTTTGACGATTACGCCTTCGTGTTCCTGGCCTACACGATCCCGTCTGTGGTTCCTGGTGGTTCGCAGTGGACGATCAAAGTCACCTACGGCGGCAAGACGATGACCTACCGCAACGAGTTCCTGACCGGCGGCAGCGCCACTGATGCGACTCGCGGCGCGGTGCAGTACTACGACTTGCCGATCACACCGGGTCAGGGTCCGCAGGAGGTTGTGGTCACTTGCACTACCGGGTTGAATTTGACTGGCCGTGCCGGTAATCCGACGTACACGTTCGCCTCAAACTCTGTGACGGTAAGCAACTGGGTTCAGAGCGCGTCAGCGGGATGGGCCGGTGGTAGCGGCAGCAACGACAAAACCACCTTCCCCAAGCTCGATGGGGACCGCCGCTATCTGGGTGTGTCTTCTGTAGCCACCACCCCGGCCCGCACATACGTGCAGTCCGGTTCCGGTGGACCAGCGAAGGTTTTGTGGGAGGCGTCCGACAAGGATGGCCGTCGCATCGTCATCTTCGAGGATCGCAAGCCGCAGCCCGACTTGTTGACGATCATGCACGGTGGTGGAGCGAAGTTCGCTGCTGGCGCTTTGGTTGTCAACGTGAACGCGCCGCCGAAGGTGCTCTAAGGGGGCTGTTGTGAGTCTTCTGGATCGTGGTAACCAGTGTGTGATCGTTTACCCGGAGGAAGTTGTTGAGGACGCTGACGGGAACATCAAAACCCAGCCTGCTAAGTGCGGGTTCCACGCCAGGGCTCGTATCCAGCCGATAGGCCAGTCCGGCACTTCTGCCCGTAGGGCTGAGCAGGACAACGAGGGTTTTGAAACGGAGAAGATGTATTCGCTTCGTTTCCCTCGCGGGTTTAAGTGTGTGTTGGGTGCCCAGTCTCAGGTTGAGTGGATGGGTGTTCGGTGGGCTGTCCACGGGGATGCGATGCATTTCAGGGCTTCTCCGAGGACGGCGCATTTGACGTATGTGTTGCGGAGGTTTTAGTGGCGCAACTGTATTCGCAAAAGGTGTTGAACGGGATCGTCGCCAACATGCCCGGTGTGCATAACGAGGTTAAGTCTGAGGCACGCAGGATCGGCAGGATCGCGGAAGTGCGGCTGGATTCAGCGCGGGCTTCGACACAGTGGTTCAAGATCGCGGACCCCGGCAACAAAACGAAGATCACCGTCGAGGACGGCGCTGTGGACGCTTTCGTGAACTTGGAGGCGTACAAGATGGGCGCTATGGCGTTGGAATACGGTCACGCACCTTCTGGTGTGTTCGGACCCGGAGGAAGACTCTCCCACGTCAAAACCAAAGCCCCATTTGGGCTTTACATCATGACCGGGGCGTACATACAAGCATAGGAAGGGAGTGAACATGTCGCGGATACCACGTATCCAAGCAATCGTCATCCCCATCCTGCGGGAAGCTTTTCCCGATGTGAAAGTCAGTTCTTGGGTTGAAGACATTGACTATCGGGAGTTCCCTCTGCTGAATGTTCGCAGGATCGGCGGTGTGCGACACGACCGCCGGCCAACCCAACTAGCCATGCCGATCATCGAGTTGACCTCTTTCGGCATAGCGGGTTTGGTTGAAACTGAGCAGTTGTACGAGGACGCACTAGAAGTGCTGTACGACGCTGTTCTCACTCAGAAACAAACCGAGGCCGGGTACCTGCACTCCATCAAGGAAACGATGGGTGCCACCCAGTTCTCGTCCCTTTTTCAAGATTCCTGGCGGGTCCAGGGGCTTATAGCACTAGGGGTTAGACCCCCTTCACTCATATAACCAGGAGTAATTAGATATGCCAATCAATGATAAAGCAGTGTTGACTGCTGCGACCGGGTTCATTTTCACGGCCCCGGTCGGTACTGCTGCACCGACCCCTGTTGAGCTTGCCGCTCTGGATTTGCCGAAGCTGATTCGTGAAGCGTTGGGTGAAGGTGAGGTAGCCCCTGATGCTGGGGTCACCCCGGATGTCGATGATGACGCCGCTGGCGGCAAGGCTGGGCGTTCGACGGTGGTTGCCGATCCGAAGGCCCCACTGCCTGTGGCGTGGGTCAACGTGGGCCATACCAGCCGGTCCGACCTACCCGAGTTCGGCTATGACGGTGGGGATTTGGAGGTTCGTGGGACGTGGCAGAACGAGTCGCTGCGCGAGGTCGAAACCGATCCGGTTCAGGATTACCTGACCTTCAAGCTGCACCAGTTCGATAACGGTGCGCTGGAACTGTATTACGGCAAGGACGGCCTTGCGGGCACCCCAGGTGCGTTCGGTGTAGCCGGTGGTACCACCGTGCCGGTGGAGAAGGCTTTGTTCATCCTTGTGGTTGACGGTGCCAACAAGGTTGGTTTCCACGCCCACAAGGCGTCGTTCCGCCGTGACGACGCTATCGAAATGGCAACCGACGAGTTCGCGTCACTGCCTGTTCGGGCGACGTTCCTGAAGTACAACTCTGAGGTCAAGTTCTCTTGGATCAACAAGGACTTGTTCGTCTGAGGATAGGCCGGGAGGGGGAAGTGGTCTTGGCGGGCCGTCCCTTCCCCCTCCCTTTGACCCGCCAATCTAGGCCCGCCACAAACTTTTTGAAAGGTTCGCCATGTCCAATGTGTTTACCCTCGATTCGATGAGGGAAGAAATTGAGCGGGAGTTCGCACCGTGCCAGGTGGAGTTGGGTGACGGTAAGACTGTCACTTTGCGGAACCTGCTGCGGGTGCCCCGCAAGAACCGTGAGGAAATCTACGGTCTGCTCGATGAGTTGTCCGACGCCCAAAAAGCTGAGGGCGATGATGCTGGTTTGGCTGCTACTGAGAAGTCGGCTCAGATCGCGTTGCGGATTCTGCCGTTGGTGGCTGATAGCGAGAAGCTTGGCCGGCAGTTGGTGGAGTCGATTGAGGAAGATTTGGCTTTGACACTGCGGGTGTTTTCGCGGTGGATGGACGGCACGCAGGCGGGGGAAGCCGAGGGCTCGCCGAACTGATTGATGAGTTCGGTGAGCATCTGGCCGCTGATCTGCTTGAGTTTTATGGGGTGGATTTGCGGGATGTTTTTGATCCTGTTCGCCCGTTGAC